ACTTCTACACTTGCTCTCATACTTTCAATTGAGAGAGTTAATGCAACTTCTTTGCCTTCTTTTACTTGCCTATTCTTTTTCAACTCTAGTTTAGCTTTTCGATATTGCCACCATCCAACAAGATAAGGTACACCTAAAACGCCAACTGTTGATATTATTGTTATTACTATTGTACTATCCACTTATACCATCCCTAATAAGTTAAACATACTATTATCTCCGCTTATCGTTGTGCTATTATTCGCGTAACCTTCAAAGCCGCTTTGGCTTTCATGGTCAATTATAAACTGCTTTAACCGCCCTTGATAAGTGTTTTTATACGCTTGCCAATTGTTTATCTTGCGTTGTATCGCTTTTTCTTGGCTATTGCCTTGCTGCGGAGTGAAGTCATAAATACCTGCGTTACCTACTTGATTTGCAATCTCTTCCAAAGCATTAACACCAATCGCCCAATAAAGAAACGGCTTAACATATCCGCTTAGCATGAGCGACAAAGTACCGCTAACCGTTGCCGAATAACCGCTAATATCAATCACTCCGTCAACCATCCATCCACTCGCCACAATGTTAGCATAATAGCCGCTTGACATAGTCGGCTCCAATTGACTCAACTCGCTAACTTCTAAGATAGGAGTAATAAACTCTGTATCTAATCCGTCGTGAACCGGTAAATTACTGATTACTTGCGCCGCTGTTACTAAAGCCATTCGGTTGTTGTTTTATAAGTTCTTCGCCTTGCTCCCATTCTTTCTCATATCCTAAGCTCTCTCTTTGTTCTTGTATCGTTAAAACTAACTTAGGGTCTATTCCATCAACTCTGCTAACTGGTGGCTCGCTAAGTATCTTTAACGGATCGTTTGGCAGCCCTATAGTTAGCTTGAATAGCTTGTTGTACCATCTAAATTTGCGCTCTCTGAATGGTTGCGCTGTAGTTGCTTCAAATAGCTCCCATGCTGTTATTAACTCTTGATTACTACCAAGGCTACCCGCGCGAGCTATCGAAGCCAAAGCTGGCGTTATACCGTGCGCTTTTAGTATGTTTCTTTCGGCTCGTTCCGCTTCTGCATGAAATTGGCCGTCAGTAGTTCTATCTACTCGCTGCAAAACAGCTGGTTTTCCGTCAATACTATCAACCGCTTCAATGATAAAGCCGCCGTTATTCCCTTCGCCCGTGTGTTGTCCTTTGATTTCGGCTTTCGCTTCTTCAAATTCTTTTTGGTCTTTAATATCTTTATAAATGGTCATCACCATATCGGCCTTAAAACCATTATCAAACTCGTCTAAGTTATACTTACTTATTCGATATTCAATATCAATGTCATTAATAGCGCTCACATAATGTGGCCTGCCGTAGTGACTACTTCTAGGGTCATAATCCATGAAATGAGCTATTGACCTTGTAAACTTTTGCTTGCCCTTACCGCCTATATTATCTACCCTATCGAAGTTCGGGAACTTAGGGTATAATATCGGCTTGTAGTTCTTAGGGTCTGAATTTACCTTAGACCAATCGCCTGAATACCAATAGCCCCGCCCTTTCTTGTCAGCTCTAAAACCTTGCGGCCTTCTATGATAAAACTGATACTCATTACCTATCCTTACTACTTCAATGTAGCTGTTACCTGACCAATCGGTATCTTTAAAGTCTTTCTCTACCAACTCTTGCAAGCTCTCTCCGTGACTATTCAAAGACTCCGCTTTAGTCATCCACGCTTCATCTTCTGTCATTATGCCCGTGCCAATAAAGAAGTCTAAGCGCTTGTTTAAACAAGCTGCATGAGTAGGAGAGCGTAAAGCCCTTAAAGCGAGTTGCTCTAAATAAAGGTTTTGATACTTGCCGCCTTCAGGATAGCATAATATCCACTCGTAGGCATCTCTTTTATGTGGTTGCTCGGTCGGTTGTGTCGTTACTTGCCCACCTAGATTAAGGTTGTAAATATCGAATTGGCTATTGCTCTGAATCAGCTTCATATCTTTCTACAAAGGCATTACCTTCGTCGTAAATGGTTTTCAATTGTTTTTGAGTGCAAAGGCTTAACGTGCGCTTGAATTGCCCCATGTAGGTCATACCGCCGCATCCTTTTTTGTATCTGTATTTGTATTTAATCGCCATTTTTATTTATTAAAAAAGGGGTAAGGAGCTTAACACCCTACCCCTTCAAATTTACAATTAAAAAGGAATTTTAGCTCTCAGGGTTAGCGCCCGTATATTGATAAGCGCTTATAATATCCCTACAAGTAAATGTAAGTGTAACGCTCTTTGCATCGTTTAAAGCTGTTCCCGTTGCTATTGCAACGTTTGTCAACTTAACTCTGCGCTTAGCGTATGTACCAACCATCCACCAAAGATTGTTTGGAGTACCGTTGTTTGGATCTCCGTTATCTTTTAAAAGACATACAAGCTCACAAGTGTTTTTGTACTCTTCTATTTGGTTTCTGATTGCAGTTGTTACGTTTGGAACTGGTACGGTTATCGTATGAACATCAACGATATTTCCGCTTTCGGCTCTTTCGCTTGCTACTTCCCAAGTTATTTGCTCGTCGTGAGTTTGAATCTCAACAAACGTTCCTGAAATAGTGGCAGCGGTGATTTGCCCACCTGAGCGAGTAAAAGCGCTATCCGACACGCCCGAAGCCGTTGCGAAATACACTTTTTGAACGCCACCAAATGAGCCTTTGTCGTTACAGTCTATTGTTATTGCACCTATTGCCATGATTCAGATTTTAGTAGAAGTAAGCTAAAGAGATTAATTTCGGAGTTCTAACCTTCGCACCACGTACAGTTTGAGTTCTCATTCTCAATTTCTGCTCGTCGATGTTGTACCAAGTTTCAAGGCTTGTGGTATCTTCTGAATAGTCAGTCCCTATAACTAGGTTATCTTGAGTAGTCAAAAGCCCTAAGTGAGCACCGGATACGTTCAATAACGTTTTAAGCGGGTTGTCTGCGTTGGCTAAATCTCTTTCCCATTCCAACACTTGCATTACCGGTATTCCGTTAAATGATAGAGTAGGTCTGCCATCTAAAACCATTTGGTTAGCCATTTCAGTACCTAAATTTCTAAGCGATGTCGCATAGTTTTGGTACAAAGTAGGAGTAACCAAGTATCTAAGGCTTGATTTATCAGTTGCTCTAAGCGTAATATCTGCGCTGTCATACATATTCGGTAAGATAGTATCTAAAGCCGCGTCTGTTGACAATGTAGAACCGCTAGTATAACCGCTAATAGTTGTCTTAGTTATGTTACCACCGTTGCCGTTGTAAAGCATATCTAAAAATAGGCCGTCGTAAGAGCCAAACACATCAACACCCGAAGCGTAAACACCAAACCAATCACATGAAATCATGTTATCGATTGTCTTGTCTACAAACTCGCTAACTAAGAAGTCAGCTAAAGGAGTGCTAGTTAAGTCTGCTCTACCTACACCGTTGCCTAATACTGCGCTCCATGCGTTTGTGCTAAAAGTAGTCCATGCTTGCTCGCCTTCTGACTTGATTTCCTTAACTTCTAAGGTATTGTCAGTTATACTGATTGCTCCCGAAGTTGTAAACCCTGCCACGTTTCCACGTTTCAACACGTCGTTGAATCCAGTAGAATCGTAAAGGTTTAATTTGTATTTTACGTTATCGTAAGTAGTAACTGCGATGTGATGTGTACTCGCTGCGTACTTGTTTACGTATATTTCCAATAGTTCGTCACCTGCGAACGTATGGTTAAATGATACTGATGCTGCGTTTGCCATTACTTATGCTTTTTTTCGATTTCTTTAATTTTTTGTTGCCTTGCAAGTACCTTTTCGTACTCGGCTTTTTTGCTCGCGCTAAAGTTTTGAATAAGCGCATTTTCTAAGCTCTCTAATTTGCTCATTTGGTTTTCTTCTTCGTGTTCGCTTGAATGATCTTCGGTTGCGCTTTCTTGCGGCGCTCCGCTGTTTTTCATTGCATCCAAATTGGCTTGCATTTCGGCTAACTTGTTTTCAAGTTCTGCCTTGTCGGTTGCTACCTTCTGAGCTTCGGCTAATTGATTTTCTAATTCTGCCTTAGCTTCTTGCTCGGCTTTCAATTTGGCTTCTAACTCATTCTTGATAGGAGCAACCAATTCGTTTCTGATTTCTTCGGCATCTTCTTTGTTAGATAGCCCAAAGAAATCTCTTAATTGGTCTTTAAATGATTTCTCCACTTTATGATTATTTAATGAATTAACTATTGATTTAGGTGGTTGATACTTTGCCACCATCTGCAAAAGGTTTTCGTTGTTTACCTTCTGTCCTATTGCCTTATTAGCAAATCCCATTTCAACAGCTTCTTGTGCCGTTAGCCATGTTTCTTCGCTCATCATTTGCAATACTTTTGCCTTATCTAATCCCGTTTTATTAACGTAAATGTCAGCCAAAGAACCGCCTACTTTATCTAAAACATCAGCCATCTTGCGCATCTCTTGAGCGTTGCCCATAACGCCTGACATTGGGTCATGTATCATCATTAGCGCACCTTCACCCATCTCTATGCGATTGCCTGCCATTGCGATTATTGAAGCTATTGAAGCCGCTAAGCCGTCAACAATAACCTTAACACGCCCGTTATATGACTTTAGATAATTGTAGATAGTAAGCCCTTCAAACACACTACCGCCACCGCTATTAATGCGGAGCGTTATGTTCTTAGGCATTACCATTTCCACTTGGTCAATTATGCTTTGTGCTGAAATTTCATCCCAAAAAAAGCCACCTTTGCCTATGTCGTCATAGACCTTTATCTCTAAAGAATCGGCTTCGTTTTTGATAATATAGTTTTGCATATTGGCGAAAAGATAAGAGCAAAGCATTGTAATAGTGTTACAATTAATTAAATTGCACCTATGCAAACAGTTACAACAGCCGAAGGAATAGATATAAGGAGAGTTAACCACGAAGCAATAGGCAAAGAATGTCTTAGTCGTGTGTTATTAAGCTGCCTATGGCTTAGTTTTATCCCATTCGGTGGAATAGTGATGTGTATTAATGCCTACTTGCACAACTCGCGCACGTATGTAATGTGCTTCTATGATAACGGGATGCAAGATGTCGAATGTTATAAACAACTCAATCAAGAAGAACTCAAAGAAGAACGAATAAACGCCTTAATATACGGCCTATGCTTCGCGGTTGTAAGGTTGTTACCTATCGGCTATTACCTTATTAACCATGCTTACGCTTAAAGAGTAGTCGTTCGCTAGTTTCTCAACAGCTTGACCGCTTTTAAGTTCTTGTAATAGCTTGTAGTACTCTTCTTTTATAAGATGGTTGCGCACTTGTGTTTCGTTTAAATAGCCCGCTTCGTAAAGCGATTGAATATCTACCACGCCCGTTAAGTTGACGAAGTAATTGATTTGTCTTTTAGAGAGTTGCATTGGTTTCTACTGTTTGTATTCCTTTTTGTGTTGCTGTTGCTGTTGGTATCGAAAGTACCGTTCTTTGTTGACTCATTGCACTTATTAGCGCCCTTGTTTGATCTTCTTGTGTTGCGCTTGTGTTTAGTTGTGCCGCTGTTGCACCGCTTAGAGTGCCACCCATTGCAAAGCGCCTACCACCACCCAAAACATTAAGTCTTGATGCTTGTTTTCTTAATGTCGGGTTTCGAGCCACTCCGCGAGTTAATATTATTTCGTTGCCTTCCGCTTCGTGAACCTTGCCGCCTGCTTTAAACTTAACACCACCGAATGAATGCGAAGCGCCTTGAATCATTCCGCCTTCTTTAGAAGGGAATACTTCGCCCCCTTGTTTGAATTTCTGACTTGAAATGGTAGCTACTTGTGCTGCTGTTGCTGCTGCTTGTAACCCTATTAGTATTGCCGTTGTTATCCCAAAGTCAGCTTTCGGTACGTCCGAAGCTATTCTTTGAATAGCCAAAGCCCCGCGAATAATAGCTTGACCTATTGCAATCTTTTGTTGCTGCTTAGCATATCTCTTCTCTATTTCTGCTCTCTTCTCTGCATTTTCGCCCGCCATTGCAAGCTCTCTATTCATTGCCGATTGTTGGAATTGGCTATAAATTTCAGATACTTGTAAGGCCGTGTCAAAGCCCGTTTCAATAGTATTAAAAGTTTCTTGTACTTGCTTTCTTTTCGCTCTTTCGGCTTCTAACTCGGCATTCGTAGCGTTCTTGTTTTCTTCTCTTGCCGTTATTTCTTCGTGTAACTTGTCTATTATTTGATTACCCCACTCAACAGAAGTTTCTCCCTTGTACTCAATATCTGCAATAACTTCGTCTAATAAAGCTGACTCCGCTTCTAGCTGTGCCTTTGTTACTAAATCTTCGCGCTCCTTTTCTTTAACAACCCCTTTTACCCCGCTTTTTTGCCTATTCTTAACTTCGTTTAGCTTGGTTGTTAACGTCCTTTCTAATTTTAGGCCATTGCTTTGTTGGTCGTAATAGGTAACAACTAAATTAACCAATTCGTCTAGGTCGTCAACATTAGACGGATCTAAACCAATCATACTAATTATTGCATCTGCTTTATTACTAGCTTCTGCAATTGAGCCGAAGCCTTCGTTTATTTGTTGCAAAACAAAGTTTAACTTCTCTTGTCCTACTGTTTCGCCTAATAGGTTTTTAATCTTTTGCTTTTGTAAATTCTCTTCTATCCGGTTAAGGTCTGCTTGTAACTTAATAGCTTTTTCAATAGCAGAAACTTTTGCTTCTTGGCTTGTCGTTTCTTGCTCTGCTAATAATTGAAGTTCCTTGATATTTCGCTTAGTGATTGACCTTTGAGCGTTTAATAGTATCTCAGTCTTTTCTAGTTTTATAGCTCTCCTTTCTAGTTCTGCAATCAAACTTACTTCTCTTTCTAGTTCATCGCCTAATTCTTGAAAGCTCGACTTCATTGTGTCAATACCCGCACTAAAATCGCCGCTAAGAAACTGAACTAATCCTTTGCCAAATATGCCTAAACGCTCAGCTAATACGTTAACTACTTGGCCTATCTGCTTGAATAATACCCTTATTGTTTCGCCCCCTTCTTGAGTGCTTTTAAAGTACGTTACTAATGAAGCTAAAGCAATAACTAGCAACCCTATCCCCGTACTTGCAATCGCTATTTTTAGCAACTTTAGCATCTTGTTAGTGCCACCTATTGCCGAACTAGAAGCCCTTATTGCTGTTGTTGCTGTTGTAAATTGACTCGCTACCATACCAACATTAACGCCCATAATGTTAAGTTGTCCCGCTGCGTCTTTAATAGCACCCGTATAGTTTCCGACGTTTCGAGTGTGAACGCCATTAGTTGCGTCTAACCGCTTTAGCTTTCCGTTAATGTCGTTTATCCGCTTGCCATACCCGGCAAACTCCTTCTGACCTTGTGCAGTTGTTACATTAACTTCCTTTTGCCTTCGCTTTAGCTCCGCCATTTCAGTACTTAAAGCGTTATAGCTACCCTTTGCACTACTCGCGCTCTTTGCTAAGTTCCTTTGCTCTGCTCCTAGCTTTTTGTTTTCATTATTGAGTTGCTGTATCTCAACAGCATTCTTGTCGTATTCCTTAGAAAGCTCCTTGATTTGCTCCTTGTTGCTTCTGATTTGAACGTTAAGATTTGCCGCTTCCTTTAGTGCTGCATCTCCGCCCTTTACTTTCAGGTCTATTAATATCGTTTCGTCTGCCATTTTAGTTGCCTTCTATTTTATAAATAATACTTTGTGCGCTGCTAGGATTGACCTCAAACTCAATCGAAGTAGTAGAATAATTCTTTATTTTAATATGTCTTGAGCCTGCACCACTCTCAACAACCATTGCATCAACGAAAGTAATCTCATTGAATATCGCTATTCCCGAACTAGTCGCGTCAAAGGTAGGATATACCGTTAATGTACCGTCGCCCGCTGTTGTGCCACTACCCGTAAATGTCTTGTAAGAACTTCTCTTAACTCCGCTTGTCGTCAAGTGCCACCTATCATCAACAACACGCCCCGAATCTTCTACAATAAGAGCATACTCGCCACCGCTTGCACGAACTGCAAACGCATTACTTCGACCGCTTGCACTTGTACCGCCACCTACTTGAAATACGTCATTCTCATTAGGACTATTGAATTGCCCCGTTATAAATTGGTCGCTCCAATAGGTGGTTAGGTCATGCCCAAATAGCGACGTATTGCCTTTTCTAGGTGCAAGGTTGTTATTACCTTGACTTGTGCCGTAGTAATCGTCATCAATAGGGCTGATATTGTAACCACTCGCGGCCGACACACTAAACCCTGCATTTGTTGGTAAGTCATTGTTTGGCTTATGGCTTATTGGGTCAAACTTTTTGCCCGTTATTATGTCAATCCAAGGAGTTGTATTTTCCGCAATGTTGAAAGTATAGTTTACCAACTTGATTAGCTCGACTTGTGTCGGGTCATCGTTTAGCGGATTAAAATCTATTATCTTATTGATTAACCACCACGCCCCATCTAAGTAAATCTTCTTATCTAATGGCCTTAAAGCGATGTCTTTTTCTGTAAGATTAAGCCAATAGATTGAAGTAATACCATTAACTATATTCCTATATTTCGGCTCAAAGTACGTTGCAAATAAACCTTTCTTTGAATTAAAGCTATCGTAAGCCAAAGACTGCCAACTCTCACCACTTCGCGCCCTAAAGGCTAGTCTAGGAGTGTACGCATAGCTTTGTACGCTATAACTTACACCACTATCTACATTCATTTTGAAAGTACCGGTATTGTTCTTCCCTTCAAAGTATAGCAACCTTAATTCAGGTATTTGCCCACCACGACCGCCGCTGAATTGAGTGCCGTCTTTCGTATTCCATCTGATATTCGGAATAGTTACGCCAAAGGTGCTATATTCATAATCTGTTGTCGGTGCAAAGATTGAGTTTTCAAATACCTTGCGCCCCTTAACGTAGTTTCTTGGCAACGTGTATAAGTAGCTCGCATATGGCTCGGCTTGCTCATATCCGTCTTCATACCTTGTAAGCCAATAATCTGACTTATCGTCTTTGAACTTGTGTTGTATCTCTCTATTCAAAGTATCACCTAAATAGAATGCTTGCGCTTCTTGCGTTTGATTCCATTTAGTGGACCAATCAAGCTCGCCGCTATAAAAATCAGCGTATGGCTCGAACTTCAATACCTTACCGAATGGGTCATAATATGCCAC